CTTAAGTGACTCGGGCGCTGGTAGCGATTCATTATTAAATTCTGTCAGTCTAGCTTTACAAGACAGTGGAACCGGCAACGAATCAATATTAAATGCAATATCTCTTATTTTAGCAGACTCGGGAGCGGGCGCAGACTCCGCATTAAGCTCAATTACAACCCTTTTAGCCGATAATGGAAGCGGAAACGACCAAATCAGCGTTGTTAGCCTGCTTTATAATATTGCTATCAGCGATAGTGCAATCGCAAGTGATGCCGTTGCCGCTCTAGCAAATATCGCTATTTCTGATCAGGGGAGCGGTACCGAGGCGATTAACACCCCCGTAAACGTGGCTTTAAGTGAGAGCGGATTAGGGAGTGAAGCGATTAACGCTCTTGCCTCAATAGCGATGAGCGATTCAGCGTCGGGCTCTGAATCAATACAAGCATTGGCGAATGTGGCGCTAAGTGATAGCGGTTCAAGTTCTGATGCGGTGGGAGCCTTGGCAAGCCTTGTAATCACTGATAACGGCGTATCAGTAGAAGCCCTGCAGTCTTTGGCAACTGTTGCATTAAGTGAGAGTGGTACGGCCAATGAAGCCCTTACGGCACTCAATAATCTCATAATCCGCGATGATGGGTTAGGAAATGATATAATAACAATAAGCGGTAGAATAATAGAAGCGATTAATAATAGCAGAAAATATATTTTGAAACTTGCGAAAAAATCAATCTATATTCTAAAAGGTAAAAAACGAGACTTCATTATTAAACAAAAATTCTAATATGCGAGATGAAATTAAAATCCACCAAGGAGATAAAAACTATAATCTGAATTTTACTTTGCAAAACTATAACGGCGAAGCAATCAATTTGACTAATGCCTCTTTAGTTTTAAAAACCCAAAAGAAAGGCTCTGTTGCTCTTGGTGTAACCGGAGACATGATTGTTAGAACTCCTTTAATTGGAGACTGTTATTATCAGGTACAAGAAAATGATTTTGAGGCTGGGATTTATGATGCTGAAATTGAAATAACCTACACAAGCGGAGAGAAAATAACATACGGAGACATAATTATTAAAGTAACAGGCGATTTGCCTAAATAATATATGGGCATTTTTAACATCTTCAAACCAAAAATAAAAGAAGCGGCACCCATGAGCCTTTTCCTAAATAGTGGGCTTACCAGTTCATTAATTACCAAAAGCGATGCCATGAGCTTGTATGAAAGCTATGTGTACGCCTGTATTGATAGGCGTGCTAAGGGTATTGCCAACGTAGAATTCAAACTTTACAGCCTTACTGCCAAAAAAGAAGTGGTCGAGATAATCGAGCATGAACTTTTAGATCTGCTTTACAAAGTAAATCCAGCAATGACCAAATTCGATTTTATGCAGTTATCAGTTATCTACCTTGATATTTTCGGGGCAAGCCCTTGGCTACTCGACGGCGGAAAAGGAAATGCCAAGCCACAAAACATCTATCTTTTACGCCCTGAATATTTAACGGCTGAAAAAAACAAAGCCGGTGAATTGGTACGCTACAAATATGAGATTGGCAGTCAGAAATATTACTATGAAGCCGAAGAGGTTGTTTTTCTCAAGAATTATAACCCTACCCAACCCGACAAAGGGCTTGGCATTATTGAGGGTGCGAGATTAGCGGCCACTCACAACGATTATATCAAACAGCATAACACCAATCTGTTGAAGAATGGGGCGAGATTGGGCGGTGCATTAACCACAGCCGAATCACCTAGCGGAAAGGAAATTAAACGCCTTAAAACTGAATTTGCAAATAACTATGGAGGCTATGAAAACGCCTATAAAACAATGTTGCTTACCGGCGGAATGAAATATGAACCTCTTTCTGTTACCCCTAAAGACCTTGATTTCATTGAATCGAGCAAGATGAATAGAGATGAGATATTTACTATTTTCGGCGTTAATAAACCGATTATGGGGATTTTTGACGATATTAACCGTGCTTCCGCTTACACCGCTGAATATCTGTTTGCCAAATATACCCTTGAGCCAATGGTCCAAAAGTATGTTGAGCAGTTGAACGAATACCTTGTGCCGAGATATGGGGATAACTTGTGGCTTGGTTATGAGCCTTTAGCCAGGGAAGACGATGCCGCACTTACTGATGCAAGGGATAAATCTTGGAATAAATGGAAAACCACCAACGAACTTCGAGCTGAGGAGGGATTAGATCCAATCAAGGGTGGCGATATTATTTATATGCCAATGTCCAATATGCCGATGATGTCGCCTGATAATAAGCCTCAAAAGAGCGTTATCCAGCTCGAATCAAAAGCCTATGAGGAAACCGTTGACCGTAAAACTCAAAAGTATATTAAGAAACGGATACTTAACCGCAACGTCCGCCTGAAAAATGCTATAATAAAAGTAACGGAAAAAGCTGTTAATGATTCGATTGAAAAAAAGAGCATAGTTTTGCGTATCGTACCGGAAAAGAAAGAAATATCAGCCGAGCAGATTGATGCTTTTTATAAACTTAGAATGTCAGATGAAGCCCCGCTTGAAAGTCTTTGGGAAAAACGCTTTACCGATTTCTTTGAAAAACAGCAAGCCAGATTTTTGGAAAAACTGGATAGCAAAAAAGATATAGCCACCGACTACAATATCGATGTTCAAGAAGAATTGAAATCAACAATCGATATTATCAATCCTTTGATATTCGAAACGATGATGAAAGGCACCCAACACGCCAGTCAATTGATTGGTGAGCCTGCCGTACTGGATATGGACTTTATCAAGGAATGGCTGGACGGCGTTGCCGAGAAGACTGGTGAGAGCATTACCAATACCACCATTGAAGCCTTTGAGAAGACCATGAAAGAGGGAATCGCAGCCGGTGAAAGCCTTGGAGAGCTTAAAAACAGGGTTGAAGATGTTTTCACCTTTGCCAAGAGTACCAGAGCCACCCTGATAGCGCGTACTGAAACAGCCCGAGCAGTTACCGAAGCCCACCGCAAAATGTATGAGCATTACGGGTTTAAAGAAGTTGAGTGGCTACTTAGTCCTGGCGCTTGCGACACCTGCATTGATGAATCGCATAAAGGTTGGACGGTAAAGAGCATACAGGGAATGATTCCCCTTCATCCTAATTGCAAATGCGATCACGTTCCTAAGCTTTAAATTATAAATATATATGTCCAAAACTATTAAAGAAATAAAAGAAAAAAGAGGCCAGAAAAATGACAGCAAAGAAATAAAATACCTGAAAGTGAAGACCTCAATCGAGCTTGACACCAAGAGCGACCAAAAAGGCATTATCAAAGCCTACGTTTCCATTTTTGGGAATGTTGATCTTGGCGGTGACAAGATTCTTAAGGGTGCTTTTAAGGAAAGTCTCAAAAAGAAACTTCCAATCGGCGTTTGGATGCACAACTGGGATGAGCCAATTGCCAAAACCATTATTGCCGAAGAGGATGAAAAGGGACTTTACATCGAGGGTCAGTTTATCGAGGGTGTTCAGAAAGCAGATGAGGCCTACAGGCTCATTAAAGGCGGTGTAATTGATGAGTTTTCTATCGGCTACCGAGTGCTTGAAGATGAATGGGAAGAAGACGGTACCCGAATACTGAAGAAACTCCGACTTTATGAATGGTCACCAGTCCTTGCCGGAATGAATCCCGACACTGAACTTATTGGCATAAAATCAGCAAAAATGGCAGAAAAGACGGTTAATTTCATAGATTCCAATCAATATCGAATAAAAATCATCTACAGCGATGGCAGTATCGAAAGAAAAGCTATCAGTTATAAATATAAAAAATATTTAATCTCCCTAGCCGAAAAGGCGGAAAAAGGGAAAAAGGTCGACGGCGAAATGCCACAAAATCTCATTAGAATCGTAAAGAAAATTAATAAACAATCTTCAACCGTTTTAAGGTTGATTAAGTAACAAATATGCCCGAAGAAGTAAAAACAGCGGTAAAGGAAATTACCGAAGACGCATTAAAAGCAATGCTAATTGAAATTTCCGCAACCGCTTTAAAAGAAATTGTTCCTGCTTTGAAAGAGGAGCTAAAAAGCGAGCTTAAAAAAGATGCAGTGATTGTCACTGATGAAAAGAGCCAAGAGGAAAAAGACGGCAATGTGAAGTCTTTTATTAGCGCCATCATTAATAAAGACCATAGCAAACTGGTCGAGATGAAAGCGGTTGCTTCAACTTCTGGTAGCTTTGGCTACACTATCCCAACTGAACTGGCTTCCAAAATTTTGGAGAAGAAGGACAAAATCGCTAAAATGCGAAAATTGGCTTTTGCTTTCAACTTGGCTGGGCCTTTTCAACTCCCAACAGAGGGGACAGGTGTTACAACCTACTGGGTAGGGGAAAACACATCAATCACCGCAAGCGACCCAACCGTCGGTAAAAAGGATTTGTCAGATTATTATTTGGCGACTCGTGTCCTTATGCCACGCCAACTTTTGAACACCTCCGCTTTCAATGTCATTGAGTACATTGCCAACCTTTGTTCAAGAGCATTGAGAAACACTGAAGAGTCCGCTTTTGTAGCTGGTGACGGCTCAAGCAAACCATCTGGTTTAAGAGGAACCTCTGGTGTCGGTTCAGTCGCACAGGCAAGCACAAGCTTCGCTTATGATGATATTGTAAACCTTTTTTACACAATTAAGGAACAATATCGAGAGGGTTGCGTGTTTATGACATCAGTTGCCGGTATTAAACTTCTTCGAAAGTTGAAGGACAACAACGGATTGCCGATTTTCGATGTACGTGATCAAACTGTTTTTAACAAACCAGTATTTGAGAGTGAAGATATTCCATCAAACCTTGGTACCGGTACAAACGAAACAGAAATCTGGTGCTTTGACCCAAGTTATTACTGGATTAAAGACGGCGAGAACATGTTCATGGATACTGATAAAATCATATCTACCATGCAGACTGAAATCGTTGTAGCAGAAGCCATTGACGGCATCTACACCCTACCGGAAGCAGCGGCCAAGCTTACTGCTGTAAAATAGTCTTATACCTTTGCCCGTTAATAAAAAGCGGGCAAGGATTAGAAGATTATTCATAATAATTTAAAATTTATGGCAAAAAACAATAAGCCGGAAACTCCTGTTGAGGAAATTGATGATATTTCCGTAGAGGAGCCAACCGAAGAAACTCCTGTTGAGGAGCCAAAGACAAAAACAAAATTGGCAGTAGTAAAATTCCTAAAGCACCACATGCCCTATGTTAAAGACGATGTAGCCGGTATCGATAAAGACGAGGCGAAAAAACTAGAAAAAGACGGCATTGTAGAACGAATCAAGTAATTGATTGCAGATACACTGGGATTAATCCCCCAGTAATTTGAAATCAAAACTATGTTAATCGAAATTGAAGACCTAAAACAACATATTGACCTCAATACCAACGAATACGATGATATTCTAGATATTTATATTGAAGCAATAAGCGACTTTATAAAAGAATATCTTGGAAAATGTATTGAGGTAGATGAGATTGAAGAAATATTAAATGGTGATGATTTAGGCTACTCCTTCCAGCTCGCCAATTATCCAATCATAATTGATGATGATAATACTTTCTTATTCCAATACAGAACCGGAACAAATTCAGAGCCTGTATGGAACGATTTTGATTTTGACAATTATCAAGTTGATCAAGAAAGTGGAATAGTCGAAATTGACCAAATGTTTGGTGGCAGAAGAAATATAAAAGTTTCTTACACGGCGGGATATGAATCAATACCCACCCCTATAAAATTGGCCGCAATAAAACTGATTGCCAAGGTGTTCAACAGCCGAAGAAGCGACGGATTTAAAGACGAGAGTTTGGGCGATGCCAGCATTTCATGGGACAAATTTCTTTCTGACGATATTGTTGCACTGCTTAGTAAATATAAGAAATTATCACTATGAGGGTATTTTTTTCAAAAACCATAGAGCTTTGGAGACTTAAGGACGCGAGCAGTAAAGAAAGTTATGAAAGGCAAAACGATATAAAAGGATATGTCGCCCCGATTAGCGCGGAAGATGCAATGATCACAAATGGCAACCCATCCCAATCTTTCAAGTTAATCACCGATTTATATACAGATGTTAAAAAGACCGACAAACTTGTATGCTATGAAACCGATTATATCGTCACCGGCATTCAAGATTTCCGCTTTGGAGCATTGACCAGGAGGAGCATAATGTTAGAAAAATTCAATTCTTAGTATGTATGAAATACGAATCGAAAATCTTGAGGAATTAAAAGCATTATTCAAAAAAGCCCCGCAGATTGTCGGGAAAGAGTTGGAAACAGCCACCAAGGATTCGGCAAAGTTCATTTTAAAAACTGAAAAGGAGGAGGTGCCAGTAAAAACGGCACAATTAAAACGCAGTATCACAATGGAATATCGACCGATATCCGCCTCAATCTATCCCACCGTAAAATATGCCCTGCCAGTTCATGAGGGAAGTAAGCCCCACGTCATACTCCCCACCCGCAAAAAAATGCTCGCATTCAAGATAAACGGCAAATGGGTATTCGCGAGAAAGGTCAACCACCCGGGCAACAAAGCCAATAAGTTCGTAGAAAGAACGGTCAGCAAGTCCGAGGGACCAATTAATAAGTTTTTTGAAAAGGCGCTTGAGACAATTGTTAACGCCTTTAAATAAATAAATGTACAGCAGTATAAAAACCGCCATTATCAATAAGTTAACCGCTATTACGGGCATTAAGAACGTCTATGGTTATGAAAAAGGTGATTTGGTAGGCTACCCGTCCGCAGTCGTTACCTTGGCAGGCATAGAGACCCCTCCGCTTGATAATCGTTCAGATACCAGACAGTATTCTTTCAAAATCAGACTTTATCAGGAAATGGAAGACGACGGCATTGGTGCCGAGACAGCAGAGGGCAGAATTGAGGCGTTGATTGACAGTGTGATAGGAGCGTTTGAAGATGACTACACCTTGGGCGGTCTTGTCTACAATGTCAGCCTACGGGCAGAAATGGGGTATTCAGATAGGGGCGTAAACACACGGGCTTTTGATATCACATTGGACGTATTCGCAATTTATAATTTAAATACAACATTTTATGACTGAAAAAATTAAAAATAAGGCTCTCCATATGGGGGATGAAGTCAAAGAGAAATTCTTCTTTCCTAATATCAACGGCAAGTCTATCACCGTCGAAGCCGAAACCCGTGAGGAGGCGGAAAAAAAAGCTAATGAATTAACTAAAATATAAACAATATGAGCAAATTTATCGGCCGACAAATACAAGTCGGAATTGGAAAAGAATCATCTATAAGTTTTAAGGTTCCTTACAAAGATTTGGGTG